TATGATGAAAATGGTGTTTTAACTTTTCATTTAGCACTGCCTTATGATATTGACTATGGAAAGTATATCTTTGGATTAGCTCTTATTTATGATAGTGGAACAAAAAAGGTAGTTAGTATAGCAAAAACTCCAAAGGTTGCAAAAATTGCAGGAGTTGGTGGTAGTTTTACTTTTAAAGTAGCAGTACTTGGAAGTGCAGGTGAAGTTGTGTTTAAAGTGCATGATTTCGTTACGACAAGTGAGCTTGAGTATAGTGTAGATTTTCAAAATCTTAGCATTATGGCTAACGCAAGAGCCATAACAGAGCTTACAAATATATTAATAGAAAGAGGAGTAATTACAAATGGCTAGTCAATTTGGTGTAAACACAGTTACTAGTGCAAATGCAGCTAGACCTATAAGAATAAATTCATCTACACCAATTGGTGTAGTTGGTACAGTTCTTTTACCTGCAAATGCTGACACAATGACTGATGAGAACAAAACTATATATGACAAAATAAAAGCAAATGAGCCTTTATTTTTTGGTAGTGCAGATAAAGCACTGGAATTTTTTGAAGATATGGAAGGGACTATAAGAGAGTCGTTAGATGGAATAGCAGACCAAAATGTAAGTGGTCCAATAATTATAAATACTGTTGAGCTAGAAGCAACTCATAGTGGAAAAATTCCTGAGGATTATTATGATGATTTAACTTTAAAATCTAAAATCATAAAAGCAATTGGAGATTTTAAAGGAGTTGCTGGAGTTGTTGGATATAAACCAAATTTAATAGTAGCTCTTAGATTTTCGCATGACTTGGCAGTTTCTACTGAAATGCAAAGTGTAGCTCAAAGACTTTTAGCGATGGCTTTGGTAGATTTAAAAGCAAATGATGAAAGTGAAGCAGTTTTAGCTGTTGGAAGTTTTGGATCTAATAGAGTGCTTTTATGTGACCCTTATGTAAAGGTGTGGGATACATTTACAAATGCAGAGATTACACAACCTTTAAGTGCAAGAAGAGCTGGTTTAATTGCTTGGACAGACGCACAAAATGAATATGGTTTTGCAGATTCACACTCTAACCGTGTAGTAAATGGAATAACTGGAACAAGTAGAACAATAGAATTTAATGCTGGTCAAGATTGTGAAGCTGATAGGCTAAGAACGAAAGGTATTGGAACAGTTATAAGATATAACGGTTTTAGGATTTGGGGTGGAGAGACTACAGATATTGACCCAATTTGGCAAGACCATACTAGAGTTAGAATCTTTGACCGTATTAGTGAAGCGGCTCTTGATGGTTTATTTTGGGCAATTGATAGAAGAGCAGATATTTTAAAATCTGTAAAAGATAGTGTTGAGCAAATGCTTTTAGATTTAAAAGGTGCAAAAGTTCTTTTAGGTTTTAATGTTTATTGGGACGCTGAAAGAAATACAAGTGCAAATATTACAGCTGGAAAATTCTATTTAGTTGCTGAATTACAAAATATGCCTATTGTAAAAAGATTAGAGGTTAATTTCTCTTATGTTGATAGATACGGCGATGTACTTATCAAACTGATTTCATAAAGGAGAATGAATGATTAGAAAAAGTGAAGTTTTAAACAGTCAATCTGTTTATGTAGAGGGATTAGGTTTTATTGCAAATACTGCAAAAGTAGAATTACCTAAAATAGAATTTGAAGAGTTTGAAGCAAAAAGTGGGATTGCAATACATGGAATCCCTACAACTGTTTTAAAAAAGATGGAAGCAAAAATGGAGCTAAACGAAGTAAATGATGTTTACTTTGAAGCTCTAGCAAAAAGACAAAATAAAAAAGCAGTTTTTTGGGTTAAGAAAAATACAAATAAAAACTCAACTGATTCAAAAACAACAGTAACTTTAAAAGGAAGTGTAAAAATCCTTGAGTTTCCAAATGGAGATATAGGAAGTGAAGAGAAAGCTTCAATATCAGTTACTGTGGATTTTTTCAAATACGAAAAAGATGGTCAAACACCTGTTTTAATTGATATTGACAATATGGTGTGCGAAATAGATGGTAAAGACCTTTGGCAAGAACAAAGAGATTTTTTAATTGGAAGTTAATTTAAAGAGGTAAAAGATGGAAAGAATTAAACAAATTGCAGAAAATATGAGAGAGCCAAAAATGAAAGATATTAGGGCTTTATCTAATATAAAAAATAATGAAGAGAAAGAACTCAAGCTAATTGGTAATCTAACTGGATTAAATGAAACTGATTTAGGTGATTTAACATTTAAAGAGTACAAAATTTTACAAGAAAGATTAACAGATTTTTTGTCATAGATTGGTTTGAAAATCTAAAAGGAATTGCTCAAGTTACAGCAAACTTAGGATTTTCATTTAGTGATTGTTTGGAACTCACAATAAAAGAGTTTTTTGAGTTCCTTGAAATAAGTAAAGAGTTAAAAAATTAGAAAGGATAAATTTGGCAGTTTCAAATATAAATTTAGGTGTAGTAATAGACTCAAAAATATCTTCTAATTTTGGAAGCTCTATAAATACAGCAAATGAAAAATTAAACTCTTTTGGTCAAAGTGTAGAAAATCTAAATAGTAAAAAAATATCTGTAAACAACATAGAAGAGATGACTTCAAAACTTAATATGGTAAGTGGAACTATAAAAAAGCTTCAAAATGAAAAAATGAGTTTAGAGATAGAACTTGAAACAGCCAGTTTTGATACAGACACAGAAAAAATATCAAAAAGAATAAGTGACCTTGATATAAAAATAGGAAAGCTAAACACTCATAAAACACTTTTATCATTCGATTTAAAAGAAGCAAAATCAAACATAGAAGAAGTAACAAAGAGTGTAACAAAGCTTGATAAAATCATAGAGTCTACAAATAAGCATAAACTTAATATTGAAGCTAATGTACAAAAAAGAGAAGATTTAAAAAAAGGAATTTTTGACAAGTTGGCTCTTGGTGCTTCTGTTGTGATTCCAATTAGAGCATCTATTGATTTTGAAAGTAAAATGTCTGATGTAAAAAAAGTTGTAGATTTTGAAAGCAATGAAGAACTAAAACTATTTGAAAGAGATATTTTAAAACTAAGTAGAACTATACCTTTAAGTGCAAATGAACTAACTGAAATAACTGCTTCAGGTGGTCAGTTGGGTATTGCAAAAGATGAATTATTGAACTTTACAACAGTTGTATCAAAAATGAGTACAGCCTTTGATATAGCTCCTAAAGAAGCTGGAAAAAGTATTGCTGAAATTATGAGAGTTTATAAGTTAGGTATAGATGAAGCTCAACTACTTGGTGACGCTGTAAATCATCTTGCAGATAATGTTGGGGTTGAAGCTCCGAAAGTTGTTGAAGTGATAAATAGAATCGGTGGAACTGCTAAAATCTTTGGTATAAGTGCAGTTGAAGCCTCAGCTTTATCAACTGCTTTTATCTCTTTAGGTAAAGCTCCAGAAGTTGCGGCTACTAGTATAAATACTTTACTTGGAAATCTTGTAAATGCAGATAAACAAGGTGATAAATTTCAAAAAGCTTTAGCAACAATAGGTTTTAGTGCAACTGAACTAAAAGAAAAAATTAGTAAAGACGCAAATGGCACTTTGCAAGAATTCTTAACTACCCTTTCAAAAGTAGATAAATCAGAACAAATGGGTATATTAACAGACTTATTTGGTACTGGTTTTGCTGATGATATAGCTTTACTTGTTGGTTCACTAGAACAATATGATAAAGCTTTAGATTTAACAGCAGATTCTCAAAAATATATGGGAAGCACACAAAGAGAATTTGAAGCAAAAAGTGCTACAACTGCAAATAATTTACAACTTCTAAAAAATAGTGTAAATGAAATAGCTATTAATTTTGGAAATATATTTTTACCAGCTATAAATCTTGTTGCAACTTCACTTAGATTTGTCTCTACAAATATTGCTGATTTGATGAATAGTTCACCAATTATTGGTGGATTAATTAAAACTGTTACTGGTTTGTTTGGTGCTTTTGTTGCTGTTAGTGTTGGTGGAACAGCTTTAGCTTATGCTATGACTTTTGTATCGAGTGGATTTTCAAGACTTGCATTGTTAGGTAATTTGCTTAAACTTGTTTATGTTGGGCTAACAACTGGAACAGCTCTAGCTACTGCTAAAACTTTTTTATTTGCAACAGCTCAAAAAGTTGCAACTGCTACAAGCTTTGTTTTTGGTGGAGCTTTAAAAATATTAGGTGGTGCGATAGGTCTTGTTAGTAAAGCGATAATTTGGATGGGTCGAGCTTTGATGATGAATCCAATAGGTTTAGCAATAACTGCTATTGGAGTAGCGGCTTATACTATTTATACATACTGGGAACCAATAAAAGGTTTTTTTGCTGGTTTATGGGATGGAATTAAATCTGTATTTAATAGTGGTTTAACTTTTATTAAAGAGTATTTGGGTTGGACACCAGTTGGATTAATTTTAAATAACTGGGAACCTATATCAAACTTTTTTTCAAACCTTTGGGATGGAATTAAATCAATTTTTAGTGATAGTTTTACAGCCATTCAAAATATATTATCATTCAATCCTTTTGAAATGATTACACAAGCTTGGAGTGGTGTATTTAACTGGTTTAGTGAAAAATTTGATTTTGTTACTAAGGGGATTGAAAAATTAAAAAATCTTGGTGCAACTGTTGGAGATTTCTTTTCTTTTGGAAGTAAAGAAGATGATGAAGTTTCAGTTTTAGAAAAAACAAAAGCTGTGAATTTTGAAAAAAATACCATAAGTTCAATAAATAACACAGATTACAATCCATATTCAGCAATGAAACCATTAAATTTAGGAAGTGGATATAACCAATCTTTACAAAATAGTATAGAGAATACAGATATCAAAACAAGCAATACTAACTACACTAACAACACTTCAAAAAATGCTAGTGATGTTTCAAGTATTGTTATAAATATAAATAATCCAGTTGTAGAGTCAAAAGAACAAGTTAAAGTTTTAGAAAAAGATATTAGGAAAGTTGTTGATATTGCACTAAAAGAAAAAGAGCAATCTTATAAAAATAGAACGCTTAAGGATGTTGCATGATTTGTATGTTAGATTTTTTTATGCTTGATATAAAAGACATGGAGAGCTTTCAAAAAACTATCTCTTTGCCTTTTATAAATCAAAAGAGAGTTGCAAATAATCCTCTACATCAAAATGTAGAAGCTTTTCAAGAGACTTTTAACTTTCAAGCTACTTTTTATTATAAAAATAGTTTTTATTTAAAACCAATAGAGCAAATATTAAAAAGAAAAAAACCTGTTTGGTTGGTTTTTTCAAATGGAGAGGCTTATAAAGTTCTTGTAACAGATATAGAGATTATTAAAAGCTATTTTAATAAAAGAGGTCAAGCAATAAAGCAAGATATAAAATTCACTATCGAGGTGTTCTATGAATAAGTATATTGCACTTGATGGAGATAGATTAGATGTTATTGTTTATAAAACTTATGAAACTTTAGAGAATTTTCAAGATGTCTTAAAAGCAAATCCACATCTTTTACAAAAATATATTTTAGAAAGTGGAGATATTGTTTATCTTCCAGATTTTATAAAACCAAAAGAAAAGGAGCCAAAAGCATTATGGAATTAACAGCTGATTTTAAAATTATTGCTCAAGGTCAAGATATAACAGAGATTATTAAAAAAAATCTCATATCTTTAGAGGTAAAAGATGAAGATGGAAATATTGCAGATGAAGTAACTATTTCTATGTCTTCAATTTTTAAAAGACCAAAATATGGAGATGAATTAGAAATATTCTTAGGTTACAAAGAGACTGGATTAACTAAAATTGGAGTTTTCAAAGTACAAACTAGCACAATAACAAATAAACAACAAATGAAATTTACAGCAACTGGCTTAGATTTTGGTGGAAATTTAAAAGTTAAGAAAAGTAGAGAATTTTTAGATATTACTTTAAAAAAGTTGGTTTCTAAAATTGCTCAAGAACACTTTTTAAATGCTATTTGTGATGTAGATATAACAATTCCTTACATTGCACAAGAAGATATGAGCGATGTTGCTTTTTTACAGCAAATAGCAAAAGATAACGAGCTTATTTTTAATATAAAAAATAACAGTTTGATTTGTGTTTCAAAAAAACAAGATGAACTCAATTACACAATTGATTATAACAATTTAATTGATATTTCAATAACTCACTCGAACAAAACAAAATATGAGAGTGCAAAAGTAATTTTTAGAGATACAAAAGCAAATACAGATAAAGAAGTTGTAATTTTAGATGGAGAACCACAGCTTCGTTGTGAAAGAAGTTGTAAAGATGAAGAGGAAGCCAAAAGAATTGGTTTAGCTTCTTTAACTAGAGCAAATAAAGGAACTATTCAAGGAGATTTAACAATTCCTTTTAAAGTTATTTTTGCTGGAGGAATTTTAAATCTAACAAATACAACAGATGATGGTGAGTATGGAATAACTTCAGTTACACATACTTTAGATACTAGTGGTTTTACTACTACTTTAAATTTTGAAAAATAAGGAGAAAAAAAATGAAATGTTTTATTGGAACTGTTGCAATTATTGCTATGTATAATCTTCTTGAAGATGAGTTTGAAACTCATACACTAGAAGATGGTAAAACTGCTTATATAGTTGAAGCAAATGATGAAAAAATAGAGATTTGGAAAAATGCAAATGAAAACAATTTAATTGAAGTTGATATAAATGAGATTGTTTCAAATTCAATACAATTAAATTTTACAAAAAATAGAATTTTGGAGGTTCTTAAGAAAAAAGCAAACGAGCATATAGAGAGTTCTTATCCTTTATACAAACAAATTAATATCAATGAACTTAAAGGATATTCTGAAGAGGATAAAAATAGCATGTGGATTTTTATCAATAGTATTAGAGAAGAGACTAATAATATAGAAAATCAAATCAATAATGCTACAACATTAAAACAATTAAAAGAAATAGAAAAAGGAGTAATTACAAATGGCTAATATTGATGCAACATTAAATATTAAATTAGGTCAATTGCTAGATAATCAAACAGAACTTTTAGAAAGATTTGATTCAGGATTAACACAAGTCGAAAATAAAAAAAATCAAGTATTAAACACAATTGAAGATAAAAAAAATCAAGTTGTAGAAGAGCTTGAATCAATTATAACACCAAATATTGGATTTATTGGAAATGCTGGAAGCATTGGTTTTGGGGTTGGGATTGCTCCTAATATCTTAGCAAGTATGTATGGACTTATTGGTTTAGATGGTTATCAAAACCCTATTAGTCCAAACTATGGAAATTATATACATATTAAATCTGGAAGTATAATGGTTTATATTCCAAAACACTATGTAAAATATGCAAATGAAACAATTAAACCTTATTATGGAACTAGAATAGATGTAAGTCATACTAAACTTGCTGGTTATAAACTACCTAGAGTATTTGTAAATAATGGTATAGAAATAGATGGAGTTTTTGTAGATAAATATA